ATGGTATAATTTAAGGAATCTAAAATATGGCAAACACTACATCAGCTAATTTAAAATTAACGGTTCAGGCTACTGGAGAAAACTCAGGAACCTGGGGCCAGATTACTAATACCAATTTACTTATTTTAGAACAAGCAATTGGTGGCTATGATGCAGTTGCTTTAAATGCAACAACCGGTGCTACTTTAACTTTTTCAAATGGTGCTTTGTCAAATGGTAAAAATCAAGTTATACGATTAACGGGAACTATTACTTCAAATGTAAATGTTGTTATTCCAGATGGAATTGAAAAAACTTATTTAGTTGAAAATGCAACAACGGGTGCTTTTACTGTCACATTTAAAACCAGTTCTGGAACCGGTGCTACATGGTCTACTACAGATAAAGGATATAAAATTGTATATTCTGATGGAACTAATATAGTAGACATTACAGCAGACTTAGGTGATATATCTTCTGGTGCTATCACTGCTACAGGACATGTTCTACCCGGTGCAAATGATACCTATGATTTAGGAGCTGTAGGTAATGTATGGAGAAACATATATACAGGAGATTTACATCTTTCTAATAAGTTTAAAAAAAGGGGTAATATAGTTGATGGAACTAAAGGAAATTGGACTTTACAAGAAGGTGAAAATGATATATTTATGATAAATAATATATCTGGAGAAAAATTTAAAATTAATTTATCTAAGATAGAAGGAGATTCATAATGGGATTGTTTTCAGGTGGAACAGAAATTATTAATAATGGAGAATTATTAGAGGGTGGTATTCCAACAGCAACAATTGTGCCGTGGTCAAATGCTTCTGTGCCAACAGGATTTTTAGAATGTGATGGTTCTGCAGTTTCAAGAACAACGTATGCAGCATTATTTGCAATTGTTGGTACAACTTATGGATCAGGTGATGGTTCAACAACTTTTAATGTTCCTGATTTACAGGATAACGTTCCGGTTGGAAAATCTAACAACAAAGCTTTAGCGTCAACTGGTGGAGCAAACACCGTAACTTCAGCTGGAAATGTTGGTGGTTCAACAGCGAATGCTACTTTATCAACAGCACAACTTGCTTCACACGCACACTCTACAAAAGCTTCTAATGGTGGTTTACTTACACAATCGCAAGGTGGTAATACATCTCCAGCATTTTCAAACAACACAAATACAGGTAATGCTGGATCTGGACAAGCTCATTCTCATAATATGAGTGCAAATTTTACTGGTAATGCAACTTCTGTATTACAGCCTTATTTAACAGTTATTTATATAATTAAAACGTAGGAGAAAATAAAATGGCAACAAATGCAAAATGGACAGTTGTTTTTGATGATAGAGTAATCATCAAACAAACAGGAGATGATGAAGGTCCCTATGTGATTAATGATGATTCTTTTTGGAATGATCCAAAATGGTCAAATATTTGGGCAATTCAATATAAAGATGACGATCATGAATATAATGATACTATAGAATATAGAGATACTACACCTCATGCAACTTGGACAGCAGCTAATTTAGGAAGTTTTGAAGATCAATTTATTTCAAGATGGGAAGCTGCTCACCTAGCTAGATTACAATCTGATTGGGATAATAATGATGGTAATACGTACGATGAAAATGGTAATATTACTCATGAAGAAACTCAGGCTGAAAAAATTGCTAGATTAGGTGCAAGACCTACTACATATTCTGTTTCTTAATTTTTATTTTTAGTAACTACTAAATTACCTGAAACAGATATTCTTTCCCCCTCTGATTTAAACATATCAACATAATGACTTAAATTAGCGGGAAAAATAAAAATATCACCTCTTTCAGGTAAAAAAGAATGAGAGTTTAACCAATTAAATCCATCTGTACTATAATTTATTATAAAATTAATATTTCCCGGTTTAGTACCACTAGTTATGGCTTTATCCGCTTCTTCTTTTAGATTTTTAGGTATATCGGTATATAAAACAAAACTTAAATCTGAGTCATGATCATGTAAAGGATTAGTTTCATATTTCTTCATATAGTTTACCCATGCGCCTTTTAATGTTATTTTGCTACCTAGTACTTTATTTGAATATTCAAATAAACCTTTAGCATAACTATCAATGTAAGGAAAAATTATAGGAAATAATTTACGAGCACTTATTTTATATTCTTCTTTTATGAAACCCGCTAATTTTTTTCTAATATCTTTTTTTTTATCTTTTTTACAGAGAGATTTTATTTGTATAATTTCTTCTTCCTGTAATTTTGATCTATATAAATAAGGACCCCAGTGATAATAATTATATGATATTGTTCTTTCTTTCATTTTTATCTCAACATCATCCAAGAAGTTAATATATATTTTTCACCCGATAAAGGTGGGTTACCTCTATGTAAGTAAGGGAAACCGGCAGGCCAAATAACTATTCTTCCTGTTTTAGGTTTTACTCTTTTTGAAAAATGTAAAAATTCTGTTTCTCCACCTTCTTCAACATCGTTTAAATAAATAGAAAATACAAATGCTCTAGGTTCATTATCAAATCCCAAACCATGTTCTATATGCCAAACATGATATCCTTCTGTAGGTAAAGTTTTTTGAATTTTTAAACAAGTAAAATGAAAAGGAACTCCATAAGCATCACCTGCTCCAGTGTTTTTAACATAATGATTCCATGCTAAATCAAAATTTAGCATCATAGGTTTTAAAGATTCCCACCATATATCTACATTATTGTTAGCTGCAAAAAACTGTTGGTCTTGCTTTTGTAAAATAGAAGATTTTTCTGTTGCTATTCTATTTATAGTATTATTAAATTTATTTTGATCTTCATATAGTTGAATAGCTTTATTACATTCTTCTCTAATAATATAGTTATCGTAAACACCTATAAAATTATTTATGTTAACCGTCTTTTCTATCATTTATATTTTCAAGTTTTTTGTTAAATTTAAATTGATCATTTTCTTTTATATTAAATATTAAACTGTATCTAATTTGATCATCATTTATTTTGTCAAAACCATGTAATATGTTTGGTGGAAATAAATAATAATCACCTGGTTTAGGAGTTATTGTAATATTTAATTCAGGTAAAATCAAATCACAACCTTTAGTAAGATATAATATACCATGATAACAAGGATGATGATGAGGAGTTAAACTGTCTCCTTTTTTCATTTCATTACCCCAGGCATCAGCTACGTAGTTTTTTTCAAAAAAATATTGAAATATATCAGGATGAGAATTTTGATTTTTATTAATTAAAAAAGACAGGAATTTGTTAAAATTATCATTGTCCACAAAATATCTCCAATCTGTCATACCACCTTTTACATTGGTGTATCCATACATAGATTTTTTTAAATTATTTTTAATATCTATAATATAACTATGTAGTAATTCAGGGTATGGAAAGTATCCAAATATAATATTAACAGTTCTTGGATATGTAATAGTTAAACTGGTTTTATGTTCTCCAGTTTTACTGTTTTTATCTAAAAAATTTATCATTAATTTGTGGCTTTCATTATATTCATAAGTATTATATATTATATTATATGCTACAAAAACTAAATTTCAAGCCCGGTTTTAACAAAATGGTCACGGATTCCGGAGGCGAGTCTCAATGGGTCGATGGTGATTTTGTTCGATTTAGATATGGACTACCTGAAAAAATAGGGGGTTGGAATCAGCTTACGACTTCAAGTTTAACATTACCAGGCGTTGCTAGAGCACAGCATGCATGGACATCTCTAGTAGGTGAAAAGTATACTGCAATTGGTACATCACAAGGTTTATTTTTATACTATGAAGAACAGTTTTATGACATCACCCCTTTAGATACAGCAATTACAGGTGCAACTTTTGATGCAACAACCGGTTCACCAACAGTAACAGTTAATAAAACTTCACATGGATTACAAGATGGAAGATATATAACATTTTCCAGTGTTACGGTTCCAACTGGATCAGGATATGCTACATCTGATTTTGAAAATAATACTTTTGAGGTTTTAAATAAAACTGCAAATACTTTTGAAATTACAATGCCATCTAATTCAGCAGGCACAACTTCTGGAACAGGGTCTGCACAAATTGATCCTTATGTAGTTGTTGGTCCAATATTTCAAACTGCAGGTTATGGTTGGGGAACTGATACTTGGAGTTTATCAACCTGGGGCACGGAGCGTTCAACAAGTAATGTGGTCCTGGATCCAGGCCTCTGGAGTTTAGATAACTTCGGTCAAATATTAGTTGCAACAATTCACAATGGTAAAACATTTACTTGGGATGCCGGAGCATCAGGTGCAAGATCAATTAGAGCAACAGTTATGACTGGTGCACCTACTAAGTCAAGACTTACACAAGTATCCGACAGAGATAGACATGTGTTTCATTTTGGAACAGAAACAACGATTGGTGATTCATCAACACAAGACCCAATGTTTATACGATTTTCAAATCAAGAAGACTTTAATACTTATGCTCCAACTGCAACAAACACTGCAGGAACATTTAGAGTCGATAAAGGTAATGAAATTGTAGGAGCGGTATCAGGTAAAGATTATACATTAGTATTAACCGATTCATCTGCATATGTTATTCAATTCGTTGGTCCACCATTTACATTTTCAGTTAAACAAGTTGGTACTAACTGTGGATTGATTGGTCAGAATGCAATGACGTATTCTAATGGTGTTGTTTTTTGGATGTCAGGTGAAGGTGGATTTTTTATGTACGATGGTACAGTAAAATCAATACCATGTTTAGTTGAAGACTTTGTATTTACAACTACAGGAGATAATTTAGGTATTAATTATAATGCAGGTCAGATTGTTTATTCAGAACATAATACTCTATATAATGAAGTAAATTGGTTTTATGCAAAATCAGGATCAGATCAAATTGATAGATGTGTTACATTTAATTACGGAGAAAACTGTTGGACAACTTCTTCACTAGCTAGAACTAGTTATGTAGATACAGGTGTATTTGATTTACCTTATGCAACTGAATACAATGCAACCGCTGTGCCTAATTTTCCAATACAAGGCATTACTGCAAAGTATGGAGCATCAACTTACTATGCTCATGAAACCGGAACCGATCAAGTCAATTCATCAGGCACAACTTCTATTGATGCCTATATTCAATCTGGAGACTTTGATATATCCGCAAGACAAAGTGCACTAGGTCAGACAACTGGTCTAGCTGATCTT